GTTGTATTTGTTGACTATATTCAGTTGATGAATTCAAATCAAGGAAATGATAATGAAGTTGTAAAGATTAAAAATATTTCTAGAGAGTTAAAGGTGCTTGCAATATCTTCTCAAGTTCCTATTGTTGCAATTGCTTCTGCTACACCTGATGATGCAACTGATATGAACAGCGTTCCCTCTCTTGGTCAGGTAGCGTGGTCGAAGCAATTAGCATATGATGCTGACTGGGTTTTGGCTCTTGGTCGTGCTACTGGAAGTACAATTCTTGAATGTATATTTAGAAAAAATCGTCACGGATTCTGTGGAGAATTTATGGTAGATATTGATTTTGACTCAGGTCGCTTTGTTTATAAGGATTTTGAATAAAACTGGTTAATTCCATTGATATAATTGATGGTATGTACGCTCACAAGTCAATAAAAAGATTTAGCCTTGATGGTGAAATCTATGATGACTCCCACATCATAAGACTTAAAGAGCAATACTATAACATGATTATTGCTGGAATGAAGTCTGATGGATATGTTCCAAGATATGATATTGACACAGACTTTACAATTAGTTATAATGGTAAGACATTTAATTTTGAAATATCAATATATGGCGTATATGTAGGAAAGAGAACAGCAGAGTGTATATCAGGGATAGACAAAAACAAGCCAGTAATGGCTACTTCTACTCAGAGGATCAAGTCAAAAGAAGTCTGCTAACTGCAGGTATTGATGTAGTCTATGAAGTAGAGTCTGACTTTATAATCTTTTGTCCATATCACAATAACTATAGATCACCTGCTGCAGAAATTTCTAAAGAAAGCGGATTATTTTACTGCTTTGGATGTCAAGAATCTCATTCACTTATTGAAGTGATAATGCATGTAACTAAAAGATCATATTTTGAATCTGCAAGAATGATTGATTCTAAATCAGACAAGGTTAATTTTATTGAAGCCCTTGAATCAAAGCTTGATAAAAAACCTGAGTTTGTAGAGTTTGATAATGAATTAATTAAAAAACTAAATGTCTCTGCACTTAATTCACAAAGGGCTGCACAGTACTATCTTGGTAGAGGAATCACTAAGGATAGTGTTGAGAAGTATCTACTTGGATACTCTGAAAGTCAAGACATGGTTACAATACCAGTACATTCTCCTGATGGAATGTGTTTAGGATTTGTTGGTAGATCTATAGAGGGAAAAGAATTTAAAAATACCTCAGGACTTCCAAAAGCAAAGACAATGTTTAATTTGTTTAGAGCAAAAAGATTTGATAAGGTATTTGTTGTTGAGTCATCTTTTGATGCAATACGCCTAGAACAGGCAGGAGCACATGCTGTAGCAACCTTGGGAGCTTCTGTGTCAGGTAAACAGAGGGAACTTTTAAAACAGTATTTTAACAATGTAATTATTTTAGGAGATAATGATGATGCAGGAAAAGAGATGGCAAAGAAGCTATCTAACATACTTGGCTCAAGTGCAATAAACGCAAGTCTGCCAGAATCAGTAAAAGATGTATCAGATTTATCAGATGAAGATTTAAAAAAGTTTGTGTCACAATTTGACGATCTAGTAGCAAATGTGTTACAATAGTAAAACTGTCCATGTATAGGACAAAATATTAGGAGAAATATTATGGCAATTGTAAAAGGGCTAAAAAATATCGAAGCAATGCTAGATAAGCCAAAGTTTGAAAATAACGGTCCACGAGTAACGTGGCTTAAGTTAGAAGATAATCAGAGTGTATCAGTTCGTTTTGTAAATGAACTTGATGGAGACTCACCAAGCTATGACGAAAAGAATGGTCTTGCCATTGTTGTTTCTGAGCACACAAATCCAAAAGATTACAAGCGTAAGGCAGCATGTTCTGCTGAAAGCGAAGGTCGTTGCTTTGGTTGTGAAATGCACAGAAAAGACATGAAGGCTGGCTGGAGAGCACGTCTACGATTCTACATCAATGTTTTAGTTGATGATGGAGCTAATGAACCATACATTGCTGTATGGAGTATGGGTGTTGCAAAGTCTGCAACATTTGATACAATTCGTGAATATGTTCAAGATTCGCAAAGCCTTTCAGGTATGACATGGAAGCTAAAGCGAAATGGTAAGGGAACTGAGACAACCTATATTCTAATTCCAATTAAACAGGATGAAGAAAAGTTTGATTGGTCCAAGCATGAGGTTCCAGACCTTGAGGCAGTTGTAAGAGAAGTTCCTTATGCTGAACAAGAGTCCTTCTATCTTGGCTTTGACAATCCATCCGTATCTACTTCTGTAGATTGGTAATTGCGGTGGGGGAGAAGTACTCCCCCACCCTTTATAACTGAAAGGTTAAAATGACTTACGTTCCATTACACGTTCACACACACTATTCCTTGATGGATGGTGTTGCAACTCCAGAAGAGTATGCAAAACGTGCTTCTGAAATTGGGTTATCAGCAATTGCAATAACTGACCATGGCGTTCTATCTGGTCATAGACCTATGTACAGGGCTGCAAAGGCAAATGGTATTAAACCAATTTTGGGTATTGAAGGATATATAACTGCAGACAGATTTGATAACAGAGATAAGTCTGAAAGAACGGATCCCTTGGATATGGTTTATAACCATATTGTTCTTCTTGCAAAAAATGACAAGGGCTTAGAAAATTTAAATAAACTTAACGAACTTGCTTGGACTGAAGGATATTATAGAAAGCCAAGAATTGACTTTGAGATTCTATCAAAGTACAAAGAGGGTGTAATAGTTTTATCAGCATGTATGAGTGGACTCCTTGCAAAAGCAATTGAGTATAAAGAATATGCTGCTGCAAAAAAACATATGACATGGTTTAAAGAAACCTTTGGTGATGATTTTTATGTAGAACTTATGCCACATAACTCTCCAGAATTAAATAAAGAGTTGCTTGAGATGGCTGACATATATGATGTAAAATCAGTCGTAACTCCTGACTGCCACCACTCTGACAAGAGCCAAAAGGTAATTCAAGAAATGATGTTACTTTTAAATACACATGCAAAGCTTAACAAAGAAGCTACCTTTGACAAGGCTTCAAAGATTGAAGACCCTATGAAAAGACTTGACTATTTATATGGTGAAGATAGAATAATGTCTTTTAGAAGTTTTGATATCCACTTGCTTTCTTATGAAGAAATAAAATCAGCAATGCAACAGCAGGGAATCAAGCGTGAAGATATTTATGAAAACACTGTTGAGATTGCAAACAAGGTAGAAGAATATACTATTAAAAGCAATTTAGACCTTCTTCCAATAAAGGTTGAAGATCCAGATAATGAATTGCTTGCACTTACTTCTAGAGGCTTAGTTCTAAGAGGTCTTTCTGAAAATAAAGAATATCTAGATAGATTAAATCTAGAACTTGATGTTATTAAAAGTAAAAACTTTTCACCCTATTTTCTGGTTGTTCATAATATGCTTAGCTGGGCAAAGGACCAGGGGATCATGGTTGGTCCAGGTCGTGGTTCAGCAGCAGGTTCTTTGGTTTGCTATGCATTAGGAATTACAGAAATTGATCCAATTGAATATGGTCTTTTGTTTTTCCGTTTTATTAATCCAGATAGAGATGATTTCCCTGACATTGATTCTGACATAGCAGATGATAGAAGAGATGAAGTTAAATCATATCTTGAACGTGAGTATAAAAATGTTGCATCTATTGCTACGTTCCTTGCATTTAAAGATAAGGGAGTTGTAAGAGATGTTGCTAGAGCATTTAACATTCCTCTTAATGACGTTAACAAAGTTCTTAAGGGTGTAGATAGCTGGGATGATTTTACAAGATCGGCTAACGCTCAATGGTTTAGAATGAAGTATCCTGAAATTGTTAAATATGGAGAGCAACTTCGTGGAAGAATTCGTGGAACTGGCATTCATGCTGCAGGTGTAGTTACTGCAAAAGATTCAATCTTTAAGTATGCTCCGCTTGAAACACGAATTGCACCAGGAACTAAAGAAAGAATTCCAGTAGTTGCAGTAGATATGGAAGAGGCTGCAGAAATTGGTCTAATCAAGCTTGACGTGCTTGGTTTGAAAACTCTTACTGTAATTGATCAGTCTATTAAAACAATTAAAGAACGCCACGGCACAGACATAAATCTTAAGCAGATACCCCTAAATGACAAGAAAGTCTTTGAGATGCTCTCTGAGGGGCGTACAAAGGGTGTTTTTCAGTGTGAAGCAACTCCTTATACAAACCTTTTAGTTAAAATGAGAGTTGGCAACTTTGATGAACTTGTTGCATCAAACGCTCTTGTTCGTCCAGGTGCTATGAATACAATTGGAAAGTCGTACATTGCCCGTAAACACGGGAGGGAAATGGTTGAATATATCCACCCTTCTATGAATGATTATCTAAAAGATACTTATGGCTGTGTCTTGTATCAAGAACAAGTCATGCAAGCCTGTGTAGTTCTTGGTGGAATGACAATGGTTGAAGCTGATAAGGTTAGAAAAATTATTGGTAAGAAAAAAGATGCTAAAGAATTTGACATCTTTAAAGATAAGTTTGTTAACAATGCAGAAAAACATATTGGAATTAGAGCAAAAGATTTGTGGCATGACTTTGAAGCACATGCTGGATACTCTTTCAACAAGTCTCACGCTGTTGCATACTCAACACTTTCTTACTGGACTGCTTGGTTAAAGTATCACTATCCAATTGAGTTTATGTTTTCATTACTCAAGAGTGAAAAGGATAGCGACACCCGTACCGAATACTTGATTGAATCTAAGCGTATGGGGCTATCTTTAAAGCTTCCACATATCAACGAGTCTGATTCGGATTTTAAGATTGAAGGAAAAGGCATCAGGTTTGGACTTGCTGCAATTAAATGGCTTTCTGAAGGAGTAGCAGGTAAGATTATTGCAGGAAGACCTTTTGAATCTAAAGAGCAATTTAAAAACTTTGCTATCAAAAAGGGCAGTGGAATTAATTCAAGAGCAGTAGAAGCATTAGATTTAATTGGTGCTCTAACATTTGAGGATAATCCTAGAGATGAAGTTAAAGTAAGAGACAATCTTTACGAATATCTAAATCTTCCAGAATTAAATACTAGCGTTCCACAACACTACTATGCATACATAGACCTTGTAGAAGACTTTGATGAACAAGGTGTTTTTGTACTACTTGGTATTGCAAAAAATATTAAGCGTGGAAAAGGTTGGTCAAGAGTAGAGATTATGGATTCTACTGGAGTAATTGGAATCTTTGATGAAGAAGAAACTAAGATTGAGCCAGGAAGAACTTATTTAATTCTTGCAGGTGCAAATAGAATTTCTGAAGCTATTCCAATTGATGAACTAAAGGAGCATAAGGAAAATCCTCTTATAAAGTTTTTAAATTATAAGCAGATTCCATTTGCAAATGATGAACACTTTGTGCTATCATTTACTCCTAGAGTTACTAAGGCTGGAAAAAGAATGGCTAACATGATTGTTGCTGATAGTTTAAGAGAAATGACTGCCGTAATGGTATTTCCAACAATGTTCTCTACTGGATATATGAAGTGCCAGCCTGGAAAAGTAGCAAAGATTAATTTTGGCGAAACAAAAGAAGGAACTATTACATTGAAGGAAGTAAATTAATGATTGATATAGATGATTTAGCAGATAGTTTGCATAAGACTGCAAAAGAAAAAGGTTTTTGGAATGATAACAATGGGATAATCTTTTATCTTAAGCAGCTAATGATGGTAACAACTGAGGTTGCTGAAGTAGCAGAAGCCATGCGTAAGAGCGAAGGTGATCGTGCTGTTGTTAGAGAGTTGGCAGACATTATTATTAGAACTCTAGATTTGTATGCAGGTCTTGTAGAAGACGGATACACAAAAGAATCTTTGCAAGATAACTTGTTAGATAAGGCTCAGTATAATTCAGAAAGACCAAATATGCACGGACTACTAGCATGAGTAAAATAAACCTTGATGATTTTTTATCTCAGTTAGATCCAAAGTTGCGTAAGAAAATAACAAGTGGTAACACTATTGAAATAACTAAACAAAAGACTCCAAGCATTAGTCTTAATAATGCTCTCAAAGGTGGCTTTGGTTATGGTCGTCAAGTGCTTATCTGGGGAAATAAATCTGCAGGAAAGTCTTCATTTTGTTTACAGATGATTGCTGATGCTCAAAAGGATGGAAAAATCTGTGCTTGGATTGATGCAGAAGCATCTTTTGATCCAGAGTGGGCAAGAAAGCTTGGGGTAGATGTAGATCAACTAATTTATTCAAATGCTAGAAGCATGAATGAAATGGTGGACGTTGGAGTTCAGTTAATGAAGGCTGGTGTAGATGTTCTGATTGTTGATTCCATCTCTGCACTCCTTCCTGCTATTTACTTTGAAAAAGATTCAGAAGAATTAAAACAGTTAGAGAATACCAAGCAGATTGGTGCAGAAGCAAGAGATATGACCAATGCAGTAAAGATGCTTAACTATGCAAACAATAATGACAAGCCAACCTTGCTTGTTTTAATTTCTCAACAAAGAAATAATATTGGTGCAATGTTTGCTTCTCATCAACCAACTGGTGGACATGCTGTTAAATTCTTTAGTAGCACGATTGTTAAACTTTGGTCAAGTGAGTCTGATAATCAGGCAATCAAGGGTAAGATAGTTTCAGGAGATAAGATTATTGAATCTAAGATTGGTCGTGTAGTCAACTGGCATGTTGATTTTAATAAGACTGGTCCAGCGTTTGTTGCAGGTTCTTATGACTTTTATTTTGATGGAGAAGGCTCTATGGGTGTAGACAAGGTTGCAGATCTAGTCGATACTGCAGAACTTGTTGGTGCTATTCAAAAAGGTGGAGCCTGGTACACTGTTGGAGAAGAAAGATTACAGGGTAGAGCAAGGGTTATTGACTGGCTAAAGGAAGACCCAAAAAGGATTTCAGACTTAGAGGCAAAACTAGATGTATAAAGACTTTTCTGAGTATAGAGGAAAGTTTTTCTGTCATACATGTAAAGAGGCAGTATTGGTTGCAAGATTTTATAGGGATACAACAAGAGATCTAACTTGGCTTTGTTCTATGAAACATCTTTCAAAAGTAAGCCTGAATGTAAAGGGTTATAAATGAGTGAGCGTGGAGAGTTAAAAAGAGCAGGAATGAAAGCTCATAAAAATTCTGGCAGAGGTGCAGTTAAGGCTGATGGCAGTGATGATGAATTTGTTGTTGATGTAAAAGAATACAGCAAATCGTTTTCTATTAGTCAAGATAACTGGGCTAAGATTGTTACTGATACTTTAAAAGTTGATAGAGCAAAAAACCCAGCACTAATGTTGGTAATTGGTGAGGGAAATAAAAAAGTTAGACTTGCTGTTATTGAATGGGAAGTATTTGAAGAATTGAGGAATAATGGAAACAACGACTGAATTACTAAATCAGGTAAATGGCTTTAATGAAATATCTGAGCACATGCAGGATGATGAGCTAACTCAAACATTGGTGCTTGTTGCTAAGTTAATTTCTAAACCAGATGTTCCTGCAGCCGTTGGGGTTGAACTAATTGTAAAGTTACAAGCATACTCTGCTAAATTTGCAATGCTCGCTTCCTGGTATACTAATGTTAAGAAAGATGAACGAGCAAAGAAAAATATATACTATTCAGCTAAAGAAGCAACGGATAGACTAGTGGATGCATTAAAATATGCAGTTAGGATTAACAATGGCTAAAAGCCTTATTAACAAGTTGGTTGAAAAACCAAAGAAGAGTGAAGAAAATTTAATTGATAGTCAGGCAATTGTTGACAAGATCAAAGAAGGATATGCTTTACAAAGAAAGGCATCTTTTAAAAAGAGAGATAGCTTTACTCCGTCAACACTTACCTATGGTGCAGGAAAGTGTCCTAGATTCTGGTACTTGTGGTTTGAAGGAAATGAATCAGATGTAAAGACTGATTGGTATTCAGTTGCAAATATGGACAGTGGTACTGATCGTCATGGTCGTATTGAAAAAGCCATGGAGTCTGCTGGTATTCTAGTAACTAATGAAGAGCGTTTATCTTATGTAGACCCACCCATTTCTGGTAAAACAGATGCAATTATTAAGTGGAATGAAATGGATATTCTTACTGAAATTAAAACACTTAATGAAGATTCTTTTCATTATCTAAATGTTAAGGGTGAAGCAAGAAAGTATCATGTTGAACAACTTCTTATTTACATGAAGATTCTTAAGAAGAGTTTTGCATTCCTTGTTTATGAATCAAAGAATAGCCATGAATTATCCCTGTTCCCTATTAAACTAACTGATCATTATAAAAACTTTATTAATTACTTTTTTGATTGGATGCGAGAAGTAAAAAAGGCATCTGACGATGGTCTTTTGCCTGAAAACCCTTACCGTTCAAACTCAAAGGTTTGTAAAGGTTGTGATTTTGAAACAGTATGTCGCACTAAGCCAAAGGGTGATATTAAAATAGCACCAAGGAAAGATCTTGATTAAATTTTGTAAACTATGTGATAATCAATTTCAAAGCAATAATAAAAATCAAATATATTGCTCACCTGAGTGCAGGTCTACTGCTACAAAGGAAAAGATTATGCAAAGATACAAGGTTTCAAAGATTAAGGCTCGTGCTACTAAGTCAAGAAAATGTGCTGGCGGATGTGGTTTAGAAATTAGTATTTATAATGACATTGGATTTTGTAATAGTTGCATGATGAGTAAAAAAAAACTTGATCAGGCTTTAAAAGATATAAAAGGATTATTTGATTATGAGCAAGGCTAGTTGGAAAGATATTGGAAAGCCAAAAAGATTTATCTCTATAGATGCCTCTTCTACTTCTGCTGCCTTTGCAATATTTGAAAATGATAAGTTAGTAAAATTTGGAAAGATTAATTTTACTGGAAATGATCATTATAAAAAAGCTGGAGATGCTTGTAAAAAACTTACCCCGTTATTCAAAGATTTTGATTTTGATGCAGTTGTGATTGAAAATACTATTTTTGCAAACTCTCCAAAAACATCAATGCAGTTAGCCCTTGCACAAGGGGCTATTGTGAGTGCAGCATACATTAATGGCGTAAAAGATATATATCCCTGTGTACCAGTTGCTTGGCAGAACTGGATTGGCAATAAGGTTTTGACAAAAGAAGAGAAGCTTGAATTAAGAAAGCAAACTCCTGGAAAGTCAGAGTCTTGGTACAAAGGCAAGGAAAGAGAGTTTAGAAAGAATAGAACTATTAGACTTGTTAATATAGAATTTATGACTGATGTAAGTGACAACGATGTTGCAGATGCAATTGCTATTGGATGGTATGCAACAAACAACTGGAATAAAATAACTAAACTTGACTTATAAAGGATATAATGATACTATGAAAATGTACACTAATGAAAATTGGCTAAGAAAAAGATTCTTGCTAGATAAAAAATCTCCAGAAGACATTGCAAAAGAATGTGGTGTATCTGTTGAAACTGTGTATGTGTACCTTGGAAAATTTGGATTAAGAAAAAGCAGGAGAAAATAATGGCTGAATACCCTTCACAAGCATTCTATTTAAATAAGAATGAAGAAAAGATTAAAAAGATTTTTGAACTTTCTAAGACCGCACCAGCTGGATATAATATTCTTGCTGCCTGTTTAGACATTACAGAAATGCTTTTAGAAAAAAATGTAGCCTATGGTAACTCTGCTCTTAATCCTATTCGCATCTTTAGTAATGCAGATGATATGGAACAGTTGAATGTTCGTATTGATGATAAGTTAAATAGAATTAAGAATAAAAAGTTGTATGCAGGTGACAATGATGAAGATGATTTAATTGGGTATCTCCTACTAAAGAAGGCTAAAAAGCGTGGCTAAAAAGAAGACTATATTTAATGACAAGTTTGAAAGAAAGTCCTTAATGGTAACTGAAAGTGGTCATGAAGTAAGTGAAGGCGATCTTATAAAGATTGCTGGAGAATATGGTGCTACTTTTAAGTTTAAAAGTCTTGTAAAAAATCCTGCAAATGGTGTAGAATGGATAGACTGCTTTCAAATGTTTAAAGACATTTCTGGACCCACAAGGTCTTTTTATCCTGACAGAGTAAAGGCAGTAAAGAAGAGAGGTAAGCGTGTCAAGCGAAGCAGCGTTAGTTAACCATTTAGACCTTGTTAATAAGGTTGCTTCAGAGTACCTAAAAGGCTCTGATGCTTCAGAGATTTCAAAAATACTTGACATTCCTAGAGTAAAGGTTACTGAGCTTCTTACTGACTGGAGAGTAATGGCTGCTAATAATCAGGCAATTCACGCTCGTGCAAAAGAAGCCCTTGCTGGTGCAGATCAACATTTTTCATCTTTAATTAAAAAGGCATATGAAGTTATTGACTCTGCAGATACTACTGCAAACTTAACAGCAAAAACAACTTCTATTAAACTTATTGCTGATATTGAAAGTAAGAGACTTGAGATGTTGCAAAAAGCAGGGCTACTTGATAATCAAGAACTTGCTGATGAACTTTTAGAAACAGAAAGAAAGCAAGAAATACTTATAAGTATTCTTAAAGAAGTTACTTCATCTTGTGAATCTTGTAGACCAAAAGTTCTAACAAAACTTTCTCAAGTTAATGAGGGTGGGGTAGTTGTAATTGACAATTGATATTAGTGATTTTATGGAGGCTCTTGATGAGTCACCATTTTCAGAAACCCCAGTTGACGTTGTAACATTTGTTACAGGTGAAAAATATTTAAATCAACCAAATTTATCGGAGTATCAATATACTCTTGTTGAATGTATGAGTCAAATATATCAAGAAAAAGATATCATTAGATACATGGGTGAAGAGGCTGGAAAGGAACACTATAAAAAATATACTAAGAGTGAAATCATTATGCAGCTTGGAAAAGGTAGTGGAAAAGACTACACTTCTACAGTTGGGTGTTCTTATTTAGTTTACAAACTATTATGTTTAAAAGATCCTTCAAGATATTTTGGTAAACCATCTAATGATGCTATTGATATTATGAATGTTGCTATAAATGCTCAACAGGCAAAGAATGTTTTCTTTAAAGGATTTAGAAGTAAGATAGAGGGCTCCCCCTGGTTTGCAGGAAAATTCTCTCCACCAAAGATTGATAGTATTGAATTTGATAAGGCTATCACTGTATACTCTGGTCACTCAGAAAGAGAGTCTGCTGAAGGTCTAAACTTGATGCTTGCAATTCTTGATGAGATTTCTGGATTTGCAATGGAGTCTGCAAGTGGAAATGATCATGCTAAGACTGCTGATAATATTTATAAAGCATTCCGTGGATCTGTTGACTCTCGCTTCCCAGACTTTGGCAAGGTGGTTCTTCTCTCATTCCCTCGTTTTAAAGGTGACTTTATTTCAACAAGGTACGAAGATGTTATTGCAGAAAAAGAAACCATTGTAAGATCACATGAATTTATTTTAAATCCAGTTCTATCAGAGGATGATCCACAAAACAAGTTTACTGTAGAGTGGGACGAAGATCATATCAATTCCTACAAACTTCCTGGAGTCTTTGCACTTAAAAGACCAACTTGGGAGATTAATCCTACAAGAAAAATTGAAGATTTTAAATTAGCTTTCTTTACAGATATGCCAGATGCCCTAATGCGTTTTGCTTGTATGCCAACCACATCTTCCGATGCTTTCTTTAAGAATAGAGAAAAGCTTGGAATGGCATTTAAAAAGCATAACCCTATTGATGTTGGTAAGAGAATAGAAGAATCATTTCAACCAGATCCTGAAGTAACTTACTACGTCCACGCTGACTTGGCACAAAAGCACGATAAGTGTGCCGTGTCTATTTCTCACATTGATAAGTGGGTAAGCCTACAATCATTTAATGATTACCAGCAAATAGTCCCCTTTGTTGTGGTTGATGCAATTGTCTATTGGGAGCCTAAAAAAGAAGGTCCAGTAGATTTATCAGAAGTAAAAAACTGGATTATTAATTTAAGAAGGCTTGGATTTAACCTTGGACTAGTAACTTTTGACCGATGGAACTCTTTTGATATTCAAAGAGACCTAACAAGTGTAGGAATAAAGACAGAAACTTTATCAGTAGCTAAAAAACACTATGAAGATTTGTCTATGCTTATTTATGAAGAAAGAATAGTTTTACCTCAAATAGATTTATTACTTGAGGAAATGCAGGAACTTAGAATCCTGAACAATAATAGAGTTGACCACCCAAGAAAGAAGTCTAAGGACCTTGCAGATGCTATGTGCGGATCTGTATACAATGCAATCAGCCATACAAGAAGAGAGAAAATTCAGGAAGTAGAAATTCATACATACAAGTCTCGTCCAAAAGTTGACAAAGATGATGAAAAGATGATAAAATATAAACCTGAGATGACAGAAGATATTAAAGAATATCTCATAAATTTTAATTTAATTTAACAGAAAAGGAAAAAAATGAGTAAAAGAGTTCTCTTAACAGGTGCTAGTGGATTTGTTGGTAGCCATGTGCTTAGACATATTTTAGTTAATACAGACTGGTTTGTGGTGTGTCCAACAACATTTACACATAAAGGTTTGACAGATAGAATAAATGTGGCATGTGATGACTTGCCAGATGCTTACAGTCGTATTAAAGTTATTAAGACAGACTTGACTGCACCAATTTCTCCAGTAACTTCACATCAGTTTGGAAAAATTGATTACGTTATAAATGTGGCTAGTGAAAGCCATGTTGATAGAAGCATTGAGGATCCAGGTCCTTTCATTCTAAACAACGTAGCACTAATCTGCAACATGCTTGACTGGGCAAGAATTGCAAAGCCAGAAAAGTTTTTACACATATCAACAGATGAGGTTTATGGTCCAGCACCAAAGGGTTATGCTCATAAAGAATGGGTAGATCAAATGTTCCCAAGCAATCCTTATTCTGCTTCAAAGGCAGCACAAGAAAGTATTGCATTCTCATACTGGAGGACTTACGGAGTTCCTCTTGCAATTACTAACACAATGAACATTATTGGAGAAACTCAAGACACAGAAAAGTTTATGCCAATGGTAATCAAAAAGGTTCTTCATGGAGAAACTGTGAAGATCCACGCATCTCCAGAAGGAGAGATTGGAACTCGTTTTTA